AGGCACCACCCCTCCGACCACCTGTGACCTTGATATCGAGTGTGCTTATTTCTATATCAGATTCGATGAGTTGGGCTGTGATTTTAGCGGAAAAGGCGTGATCCGAAAATACGATGGCGATACCTGTAGTAGTCCCAGTTGTTATTGTACCAGTTTGGGAGTAGGTCTTCTTTGTGACCCCCGCTGTGTTTGTGATGAGACCTCCTGATATGTACACATTGGCTGCGTGGACATTCGTCTGTGTACTTATACCACCAGCAACTGTGAGAGTACCTGTCAACGTGTCTGTGGCTTCGGTCGTATCCGTGACATCAACACTTCCAGATGACATGTCAGCCGCAAAGATAGTCTTGGCAACCCCTAGACCACCCACAACCTGTAAGGCACCCGTAGTTGTATCAGTTGCATTTGTACCGTCCCAAACCTTGGTTACTCCACCGACGTTTAGGTTTTCTTCTACGCCCACACCACCTGTTGTAACTATTAAAGCACCTGTATCTTTTGTTGTAGATGTTGTACCATCGGAGACTATAACACTCCCAGATGACAGATCCGCCGCGAAGATGGTCTTAGCAACTCCTAGACCACCTACAACTTGTAAGGCACCCGTAGTTGTATCAGTTGCATTTGTACCGTCCCAAACCTTGGTTACTCCTCCAACATTTAGGTTTTCTTGGGTACTGATACCACCGGCAACCTTTAGAGCACCCGTAGTTGCACTATCAGATGTAGTAGTATCCGTTACAATAACACTTCCAGATGACAGATCCGCCGCAAAGATGGTCTTGGCAACTCCTAGACCACCCACAACCTGTAGGGCTCCAGATGTTGTCGTAGTAGCATTTGTACCGTCCCAAATCTTACCCGTACCACCAACGTTTAGGTTTTCTTGTGTACTTACACCACCCGTAACCTTGAGGGCACCTGTAGTTGCACTATCAGATGTAGTGTTATCTGTTACGATAACACTTCCGGATGACAGGTCCGCTGCAAAGATAGTCTTGGCAACTCCTAGACCACCTACAACCTGTAAGGCACCCGTAGTTGTATCAGTTGCATTTGTACCGTCCCAAACCTTGGTTACTCCTCCAACGTTTAGGTTTTCTTGGGTACTTACACCACCCGTAACCTTGAGGGCACCTGTAATTGCACTATCAGATGTAGTGTCATCCGTTACAATAACACTTCCAGATGACAGATCCGCCGCGAAGACAGTCTTGGCAACGCCGAGGCCACCCACAACTTGTAAGGCACCTGTAGTTGTATCAGTTGCATTTGTACCGTCCCAAACCTTGGTTACTCCACCGACGTTTAGGTTTAGTTCAATACCGGCACCACCACTTTGAACTATGAGAGCACCCGTATCTTTATCGGTAGAATTTGTGTTATCTGTGATGTTGACACTTTCAAATGTTGTATCGGCGGCGTGTATACTCTTAACAACCCCCAGACCACCTAAAACTTGTAAAGCACCGGTTGTAGTTGAGGAAGCATCTGTATCATTTTCAATCTTACCAGTTCCACCAACGAATATATTTTCTCCTATACCCACACCACCGGTCACTTGGAGGGCACCTGTCGTCTTTGAAGTGGCTCCAGCATCACCAGTGACGAGGACGTTAGAAGCCGTAGAAATATTTGAAGTAAAGTGGGCATTGCCAGTGACATATAGTTTTGAGTCGGGGACATCGTCATTCTCACCATCCCCAATTCCGATACCTAGGCCACCGTCAACGATGTAGACATTTCCATATTGAACTGTCACAGTGTTTTGTGTGATGAGGTGCCCCCATATATTTGCGGTAATATGATCTGTACCGTTCCACTCTACTTGATCAGCTGTGTAACCCGCGTCTGTATAACCGATAGAAAAGTGGTCATGAGGATTGGTATGATGACCAATGAATATATTCTTACCGGGGTGTTCCATGAGAATACCAATATCCAGTGAACTAGATGCATTATTATTAGCTAAATCAAGGATACGATCAGTTATAATCACGTCATTTGATGTGAGTGCAAATGTATTACCTACCACACTAATATTACCCGCGATTTCCATATTTCCACTGATTGTGATTGAACCATCATCATTTTGAGTAATGAGAGAATTAACTAATTTTTTATTTGCATCTGTAAAGGGTAGCGTACCTGTTGACATATTTAATACTTTAACACTATCCAGAGTCGTGTCAGCTGCAAACAAAGTACCTTGAATACCTGCACCACCAGTCACTTGGAGGGCACCCGAGGACTTAGTGGAAGCCGTGGTTGAGTCTGAAATATGGGTAGATGTCGTAACGAGGGCACCCACGTTGGCTGTACCCCGAACATCAAAAGTATTAGAAGTAGCAGAAGTGCCTACACCTATGTGGGAAGCCGCGAAAACATTTGTAGAGTGAATGTTCGCTTCAACACCTAGTCCACCTTGGGTCACTACGAGGACCCCAGTATCTTTAGAAGTAGAGTGAGTTGTGTCTGTAACCGTAAGGCTATCAGCCTCAACATCCTCCAGATTTGCATGTGTAGCATATAGATCCCCTTGAATGCCTACACCACCAGTTACTTGGAGAGCACCAGTGGTTTTAGAAGTAGCAGCTGCGGTACCGGTAATAAGAACATTAGAAGCTGTGCTAATATTTGAAGTCACGTAGACATTACCAACAATATCGAGAGTGGATTTTGGTGTTATTGTTCCCAAACCCACACGGTTAGTTTCTGTATCTACATGGAGGGTTGTAGAATCAATCGTGACATTTCCAGTGATATAAGTATTACCCAAAACTTCTAGGTCCTTGTCGGCGTAGACATTTCCTGTGATAGTGAGTTCTTCGGTAATTGAAACATTACCAGATACATATGCGTTACCAGTCAATGTGAAATCCTTGTAGGCTACGACATTTCCAGTGATATAAGTATTACCCAAAACTTCTAGGTCCTTGTCGGCGTAGACATTTCCTGTGATAGTGAGTTCTTCGGTAATTGAAACATTACCAGATACGTATGCATTACCAGTCAATGTGAAATCCTTATAGGCTACGACATTTCCAGTGATATAAGTATTACCCAAAACTTCTAGGTCCTTGTCGGCGTAGACATTGTTACTAATTGTCAATTCTTCTATGATGGAAATATTACCAGATACGTACGCATTACCAGTCAATGTGAAATCCTTGGAGGCTACGACATTTCCATCCACATAGACGTTACCCACAACTTCTAGGTCCTTGTCGGCGTAGACATTGTTACTAATTGTCAATTCTTCGGTGATACTGACATTGCCACTCACATAGGCATTGCCAGTTAGGGTAAAATCTTTAGAGGCTACAACATTTCCATCCACATATACGTTACCCATAACCTCAAGGTCCTTATCAGCATACACATTATTGGAGATGGTCAACTCTTCGGTGATACTGACATTACCAGATACATATGCGTTACCAGTGAGAGTAAAGTCTTTGTAGGCTACGACATTTCCATCTACGTAAACATTACCCATAACTTCTAGGTCTTTATCGGCGTAGACATTGTTACTAACGGTCAACTCTTCTGTAATAGAAACATTTCCAGTGACATATACATTCCCCGTAACGAGTACATCTTCATGTGCGTAAATATTAGCATCCACATGGGTTAGACCATACACATGTACATTAATGTCTTCAGATGTCAAAGGTGTGAATGTTTTATCATAGGGGGATGCCTCTGTATAGGCTATGGCAAACTCATTAGAACTCTCTCTAAAACCAATGACCACATTTGATAACGTCTCTGGGCGGTGCATGAGGAGACCCAAATCAAGAGTCGTATCCCCCGATGTATTGTTTCTCCCTAGTTCTATGATTGCATCTCCAATTGAAAGATTTTCTGTAACAATCACCGTTGTACCACCATTTACAGTCAAGTTTCCTTCAACAATTAGGCTATCTAAAATAGCGACATTACCCGAAACAACGAGGACATTTGAACCTACATCATCAATGTAAAGGTTTGAGCCAACACTCACAGTGTGTTGGGGATTTAAGTTTGCTATACCAACCTTATTTGAACTCTCCGGGTCCGTTACAAACGCTACACCATTATCTGACATACCCCCACCCACAAATATAATGGTATTTGAAGTTGCGTTACTGCGTTGTACAGCTGTATTAAGTGTCACACCACCTATAAGGGCATTCGCGGATTCCCCAGATTCTGTAATTTCCTTTGTATTTCGGTCGTACATTAGAAGTACAATCTCGGGAGCTTGATAATCAGACTTGTTCCTGATAGGTGATAAATAGACAGCGTTACTATATGGTGTTGGAACTAAAACATTACTCGCGTTGAAGACAATGGTATTTTCCTCCTGATCGGTGGAATCCGGGACATGCTTACCAAACCTAATCTTGGTAGATCTCTCTACTGACGGCAAGTTCTTCACCATTTAATATATGAGGCTAAATTAATTTGCGTAAAGGAGACCTGCCATCCCATTTTGTATGCGGAGGATGTTATAGTTGACTGCATATATTGGGTCATTTATGGGTAAAGTTTCACTCATGAGTTTGGCTGACTCGATTCGGCTGAAGTTTAGGGTACCAGTTGGTTGTAGGGAACTCGTCATGAGACAAAAACAGTAAAGGAAGAAATCTGGGGATGTCACATTGTTTGTGTGATAGTAACTCATAACATCAATGAAGTGGGGTTTACCCCATTTGTAGTTTGACAATTCAACTCCATTTATACACAGTTTAACCTTATTCGTTGGCGAAGTGAGAGCGCCATCTGTAGTTGTATCCGAAGAAGCGAGATACTTTACTGGGTGATTGAAGATGAGATCTTGGACAGTCTCACCACTTGGAATGTTCTTTTGAACTTGGGTGATGAGAAGATCGTGTTTTCTTGTCGCGATGTTACCCCTCTCTTCATTGTCTAGATAGTAATAGTTTGCATACATTTCAAAATTATAGTTGGCAGCTTGTGAACCCCAATGAATTCTCAGCTCAACGTTGTGGTAATTAAGGGCTACGAGAGGTAGGGCACATTGTGGTCCTTCACAAAAAAAGAAGCGAAGGGGGTAAAAATACGAACGCGCGTGAACACCTGGGTGTGTACCGATCGCAGACCTAGAAATGTTTTGAGCGAATGTATCTATCGCAATTTTTTCAGTGAAAATAGAGTCCTGACTATCAATAACAGAACCACCAATCAGAAGTTCAATTTTATCGATGAGAAGATCCCAGCGAGAAGTGTCTACAGCTTGATTTGTATCATCTATGGTGAGGTAAATGTAGCCGAGCATATCACCAGATCTTTCAATCTGGACACTTGACATTGAATTATTTTTCACATCTCCGCGTATCGTCTGCTTCTCGATGGATTGTGAAAAATTGGAGTGTCTTTTAAACGTGGAATTAAAAAACGATATCTCCGGGTTGCCCATGATGTACTCATCCTGAGCGCCGATTGCCACTAATTGAACAATACCCGAAGACATGTTTATTACTACTTTAAAGGGAGAAAATTACAAGTTTGGTTTTCTACACACAAATCTAAAAACTAAAAAGTTGGCACCACCATCCGAAGAGTTTTTGATGGTAGCACCGGTTTGATCTCTAATCGTAACACTGAGACGATCAATTCCTCGGATCGGGTTCACATACTGGCTAACGATGGGATAGTTGTCCTTGAAGCTGATGAGAGAGTTACCGTCTTCGTGAGTAGTACTATCTGTCACGATACTCGCGAAAGAACCCCTAATCATACTCATATGGGATTGACCAGTGAGAACATTGGAAGCCCTGTCATTAAAGATGGTATCCAATTCTTCAATGGAAACATAGCAATGTTCTGTGACAACGTTAGAGTGAATGTGAGCGGCGAGGAGTCTAGCCTGAACAACATTTTTGAGGGGCTGCTGGAGATGGCAAGTAAAAGTGTTGGCACTGTCTTGACCAATGGAATCAACAGTTATGACATGATATTCATAATCAAGATCTGGAATAGTTTGGGGAGAAGTAACCAAAGCCATTTATAATAGCTTAGATTAAAGATCCACCGATTCCATCCTCAATCTCGTAACCCGCTTGCTCGGAGACGAGCTTTTGGGCACCACAGAGTCCACCCGGAGTCAAGCTCTTGGTGTATGGGCTACCCTCACTGGTGTGACCAGGGACACATGCGATGCGGTTCTCGAGACCAAAGAGAGACTTCTCGTTGATAGCTTTGATGATAATTGGTCTAGGCTGATACTTGCTGGTAGTTTTGAAAATACCAAGAACAAAGATCACAGCGATCAGGCTGAAAATACTGATGAGAGCATTTCGGTTGGCACGGTTAAGGGTGTACATTTATAATGTACGGACATATTTTTTTGAAAATGCGTTAAAGGTTAATTAATAGTTTCCATATAGAGAGTAGATGGACGAAGAAATTGTCATTGATCGTGGAACTACAAATGTTATGAAGTTAGATGCAGACGAACAAGCCCTCATGGATGAAATTGAAATTTCCACCGCCCGTCCTCAGCCTGTGCGTCGTCCTGTAACTAACAAACCATATGTGCAACAGCAGCACCAGGAGTCTATGGATGCTTTTGTCAACCCAAACAAACAGTCGGCTCCTACCCAACCACATATGGATGAGGAGATTGATTACGGTGAAGATGAACCAATGTTTTTTGATGATGCTGATGATGGTCCAGGACCCCATAGTGAAGAGGCACCATCCAAGGGATACAGCTCGGTGGATGAAGAGAAAGCGGACCTCATTAATAAGTTGGGTCGGCTTGAAAAGAAGGGGTTTGCTGTCAATAAGAGGTTGAACGCCTACTCCAATGTTGAAGAACTTCGTACAGAAGTCAAGAGGATTACCTACAGTATTGATGTTGAACAGTCTGTTCGCTTTTCTCGTCGTATGCTTGTGGCCTGTGTGACTGGTCTGGAGTTCCTTAATAAGAGGTATAACCCCTTTGAGATTCAGTTAGAAGGTTGGTCTGAGTCTGTCATGGAGGGGGTGGACGACTATGATGGTGTCTTTGAAGAGCTTTACGTGAAGTATAGATCCAAGGTGAACGTCGCTCCAGAGGTCAAACTCATCATGATGTTAGGTGGTTCGGCGATGATGTTCCACCTCACAAACTCTATGTTTAAGAGTGCCCTCCCCAATATGAACGATGTTCTCAAGCAGAACCCAGACCTCGTGAAGAATATGATGTCCGCGGTTCAAAATACAACCCGTGCACCCTCAGGATCTGCTGATGCCGCCCCAGTTGGTGGCACCGGACAATATGAGATGCAGGGTCCTGGGATTGACATCTCCAGTCTCATGGGTGGTGTGATGATGCCCCCACCCCCACCAATGAACACTTCCATGCCAAGCAACAACTCATCCTCAGCACTTGATCAGGATGATGACGATGTCTCTGACATTGTCTCTATTTCAGGAGAATCCACTGGTGGTGAGATCAAGGAGGTTTCGGTCGGTGGATCCAAGGCAAAGAGAACCCGGAGAAAGAAGAAAACGGAAATTAATCTCTAACTAAAGTATAAATGATAGGTTACTGTCCTTTGGAGGAACTGGAACCTCCAATGCGACGTGAGCAGCCCGTCGTCACAAAAAAGGCCGAGGTCAAGTCAGAACCAACTGGTCTCGAAGAAAGTGAATGTAATTACGTCGTCATGGCTTTCATTGTCGGCGTTCTTTTCTTAGCCGTCTCTGATTCCATCAGGGCATAATTAATAAATTGATTCTACCTTTGGGTTCTCCCCAAATGGTAAAATTGATTAATAACTAAAAGTTGTAATTTCTGTCGAACCACCCGTACCATCGTCAAGTTCAGCCTCACTTAAAAGATCGCGTGTGATTTTTATTAGTTTTCCACCAGATGATGTCAACAATTCCACCGAAATGTCATAGGAATATACACGTGTACCATCAATATTGTATGGTGTTATACTTATACCCCTCGTACCAGCTGTTATAGTTGGACTCCATGGGAAGCTATTTGTACCACCGAAGATGTTCTTCGTACCCACAGCTACGTCAAGATTGGATGGAGTATCCTCATCACCAGAACCTCCTTGGACTTCAAGGATCATAGTACTCAAATCCTTTGTCGTTGAACCATCAGTTCTTCTCAACATGGACACGATCTTGGCATAGAAGGCACCCGGACCAAACATCAATTGAATGTCTTTGGCAAGACCGTCACCAATGGAGAAATTTTTAGAGTATGTCTTTCGGGAAACTTCTGTGGAACCCACTATAGTACCACCACCCACTTCAAGATCTGTTGCAGCTGCTACACCAGCACCAAGTCCGATACCAATGGTGTTGAAGTCAATAATACCATCTACCGTTAAATCACTTGAAATCACAACATTACTTTGGATAAATGTGGTTTGTCGTCCAATTTGAGAGGGATGTATGTATACATTACCCGTTGTATCTGCATAAATGTTAGAGTTACCACCGGTGGTTGTAAGTTCTATACTGGCATTTGAGGATACACTCTCAAATCTCGCAACACCCGTTAAACCGAGAGATGGATCTCTATGATCAACAACATGAAACTGTCGTCCAGGTGTAGGGGTTCCCACACCCACGTTACTTGTGTCAATTAGATGAATAGAACTTGTGATCCCGGTGACAGTATTAGCTACACCCAGACAGAGACCAGTTGTCTTATTTTCCAAGTTGCTGAACCCTCTTATAAAACCACCCTCATCATCATTGGTATATATGAGAAGGTTCGTCTGTTTATCATTACCAGTACTCTGAAGTTTCATGATATTCACATCACCGGGTGTCGTATCATAAACGTGTATGTTGGAGGTTGGGGATTCTGTACCCAAACCCAATCTACCAGCACTATCAAAACGGGCAAATTCCGAATCTCCACCTAAACCATCATCGTGTGTAAATAAGAGTGGACGGCGTGTACCACCATTTAAAACATTTCGGATTTTATTCTGTGATGAAACTCCAGTCGTCGTTAAAAATTGTAAACCCGACAGCTTAAATGTACCTGTTCCCGCAAACTCAATATCACCCTTAACAATGAGTTTAGTATTTGTTCGCCCCGCAGCCGCTGCTGCATCTGCACGACTACCACCTATCACAACGGTTCCCAAATCTGTAATACAGAGGGGGACATCCCCCGTTCCTTCACCGATGGTCTCAATCGTGTCTTCGAACGATTCACCGTCTATACCTATAGTTTGAAATACGTGTTCACCCGCAATATGTCTAATTCTGGAAGGACCAGATTCATTTGCAGAACTGTCCGTTTTATTACCCTTGAATAACACGAGTTCATTCTTATCAAAAGATTCAGAATAACTCCTTTCTACAAAAATGGTGTTTCCAAATTCATCACCAGTAAGACCCCCAAATGTGAGTTGATGTCCAATCACAACATTACCGGCGACTTCCAATTTACCACGGGGAACATCGGTGCCTATACCCACGTCACGTTGCGCACTACTTATGAAAAGGGCTGTTGCAGAAGAATCCAAAACTCTCTTGTAATTTTCTGTAATTCTAAAATCATCGTCTTTCGTTACACCTGCCGACCAACCTGTGAGGGCTCCACCATCTTCAAGTATATAACTTGTAAATGCATTGCCCACATTTAACTTGGTTTCTATGGCTATGATAGCATCACCATCATCGTGGTTGTGAACGAGTATGCCATTCTCACTTGGATCAGCTATACCTTCACACATTACCTCTAGGTGAGCAGTTGGTTGTGTGTGACCTATACCAACTTTACCGGAACTTAGGAAGGTCATGACATCAGCATCAGTTTGGTAGTTATCACTCGCTAAATAAAGATCAAGTCGTGATCTAGAAGTTCCATCCGCGGTCTCGTGTTTTCCTAACTTAAATGAGGCTCGTGCTCCATGTTCTATACCATCGCCTTCGCGGGTCAAATCTAACACACGACCCATATCAGTCGTACTTACGATTGGTGATGTATTTGTGATCACCATTGGCGTTTCTTGATGAACATATGTACCACGTCTTGTAACTTGATCATTTATGAACACCGTACCACCAGTGGTGTGAAGTGCCCCAATGGGATTGGCGACGTTGATACCAACATTACTTGATTCTAATATGGTGAGTTTTGGCGTACCCATGGTAGCTGTGGTACTTGCATAAAAGTTGAGACCTTTACCAGTTTTGACTATATTCTCAACTTTGTTTTCACCTACATTAGGACTTGAAAACATTTGCATAGAGGTATTTGATGTCGTTCCCCACAAGTTTCCAAACATCATCACGTTACTACCCATAACAAAAGCGTTTCCATTTACAGTAAGCTTTTGCGTTGGATTTGTTGTATTTATACCAATTTGACCGTTTGATGTAATTCTCATTTTCTCATGATTTCTGGTTTTGAATCTAATGTTTTGATGAGTATTGGATGTACTCGCACCGTATATCTCAATAGAACTTACATTTGAGGAAGTTGGTCCGGATTTGAGGATAAGTGGATCTAGAAGACTATCACCACCATATCTATCGGAGTGAATCGTTATCTTGGAAGTTGAACTAATGGATTGTGTAATCAGGTTTGTTGTCACGGTGTTACCAAAAATTGTGAGTGTATTTGCAGCTGTAAGGTTGACGTATACCCTGGATCCAATTGAGAGGGTATCAGTGGGTACCACATTGGATATACCTGAAGTTTTTGTACCTGTAGTGCGTAAACCATCTACTTTCACATTACCGCTGATTATAGCAACATCTTTATTAGTTGGATCTATTACAATTACATCGTTACCAACTGTAATATTTGAACCAACTTTTAAGTTTTCCGTAAAAGTGTTTCCATGTACCTCCAATACATTGGAACCTGTATCTTCAACGAAGAGGTTGGAGCCCACACAAAGGTCGTGGGTAGGAAAAATATTAGCTACACCCACTGCATTTGAAGTATAAATATCACCGAATACATGAAGATTCGTGGATACAGAATCATCCACAGCAAACGTTGTATCAAGTGGTCCACCTTCAGTTCTAAACAAACCCATCTCTTTTCCGCGATCTCCAGTTCTAAATCCAAAAGCAATATTTGACTCATCTTCATCATGTGTAAACAAAAGCATTGGCTCATTTATGCCATCATTACCTTCACCAAATGTGATAGTTGTATCGGAAATTATAAGGTTCACAATACGTTGGTATGTAACCTCTTCAGCCACAAAAAGATTACCATACATCCGTGTATTACCGTAAATATACATACCCCCGTCAACTGTGACATTACCTATTAAAACCGCTACGTTATTTGGGTATGGGTAATCGTCGCTACTACCATGACCCAAATCGGATATGAACACGTTAGACCCAACACTCAGATTTGTCGTTTTCATACCACCATTCACAGTAATAATGTTAGAAGCCAAACCATCAATAATGAGGTTTGACCCAAAAGTGAGTTGGTCCTCAATGATAACATTTGTAGCCACGAGGTTACCACTCACCGTCATGAGGTTACGACCAGTTAAATCAATGTCAACCTTCCTAGTATCACCATCATTTACCTGAAAAGCCTTTGTGGGGTTCGTTGTACCCACAGCGAGTTGATTATCCACAAAGAAACGAGATGCCTTACCACGCGCTTGGAGATCAAATACGATGGTATCATCTTTATCAATAAAAAGCTTTTCACCAACAGAAAACTGTTTGGTTGGTATATTGTTTGCCAGAGCTAAACGCCCCTTGATTCCATCATTCACTACAAGTTTAATTTCATTAGCCTCAATTTCCCTAGTTAAAATACTGTTAACACCTGTAAGTGTTTCACTCTCAACGGGTTCTGCTTCAAGACTTGCAACATAGATTTGATCAAACCTAGCTGTTCTACCCATTTATACTTTAGTTACCGAATAAAATTCCAGCCAAACCATCCTTAATCCTGAGAACATTGTAGTTCACAGCAAACACACAGATATCATTTTGGTCTCCTCTAAGACTACCCTTCTCCACACCCCTCAATATGAGTTTTGCATTATCGAGCCTGCTGAAATTACAACTACCAGAGGGGTTGTAGTCTGATGCATTTAGACCAAAATGGTATACGAAATATCTCGTGTACATAAGATCTTCGGTATCAACCCTATAATCTGATACACCATATTTAGATTTGTAGTAGTTTTGGACTGTGTGAAAATAAGTGGGTGTCATATTTTCGAGTAGAGGTGTTCCATTCATATGAATGTCTGCATTTTTAAATGTAAAACGATCGTTCGTGGGGTCATTACTGGTCGCACTATATCCAAAGAATATAGATTTAACTGGGTGATTGAAGTACGATATGTCCAAATCGTTGTATCCACCGGATTCAATATCATTGTTGAAAACATTAGATAGAGGGTATTCCACCTTTTGTGTCTGTGTAATTACAAAGTCCATCTGCCTCTCCACCATGGACTCTCTTTCATCTTTATCTAGATATACATAATTTGCATATACATTGATACGCTTTTGTGTTTCACTGTAGCCATCTAAACTACTCGGATCAAAATTTATTTTAACTTCAACTTGATGATGTGCCAATGATACAAGGGGTAGAAATGCTCCGTGGTCACAGAAAAAGAAATGGAGGGGTTGGAAGTTTCTATGTGAAATACTTGTCTTGTTTGTTAACTCTTGAGATTTGGTATACGTGTCTGCGAGATAGTTGGGCCATATATCTGCGTAATAGTCATAGTGTTGAGAATCTATTTTCTGACCTCCTATAAATAGATCAATCGTAGAGTTGTAAAGAAGATTTGAGGATACGTTAGAGTTTTTATCAACACCCTCAAACCATAAACAATTCACGAGATCACCTAAAACCGGAACAGTAAAAACAGGATCTTTATCTGTAACAGTCTTGATGAACTTTGGGGCTTGAGAAAAGTTTGTATGCCTCGTAAACTTCATACGAAAGAAAGAATGCCCCTCTTCACTATTGAGATATACATCTTGTACACCCCTTGACACAAGTTGTATTAATGCACCAGACATTTAATAGATGTTCAGATTATAAAAACAGACACTTTCCCTGAGGGAAGTCCTGCTTCTTTTCTTCTGCACCCTTACCATGGATTTTGAAACCACCTTGTCTATAGATCTTCATTCTTTTATAATACATGGCTGTGAAGAGTGACCATGGGTCGTGAACATCGTAGATGTGTGGGTTGTTCTGTTTACCCTTTGTTTCCCTCATGATACGACCAATACTTTGGGTAATATCAGACTTGGGTGAAGCCAAAATAACTGTATCTAGGGTTGGGATGTCTAGACCCTCGTGTGCCTGTGAGAACGTCGCAAAGATGATCTTCTTCTTTGAAGACTCTTGTAAAGCTGCCTCCTTCATACCACCCATATAGAGACCCGAAGTTTTTGGGAAACATTGATGGAGCATCTCACAATGTTGTCTACGATCACTTAGAACGAGAAGCTGTCTCGTACCAGCTGAAGCTTTCTTGACAAGTTCTACCAACATTTGGTTCCTCTTCCGATCCTCAACAATTTCTGTGATCATATTGGGCATTGAAATCTTTCCATTCCTCATGGAGGGTGGAGGATTCCTATAATTGAAGGATTCATACGTAACGGGGAACACTTCCACTTGTTCCTGATTCTTTCTCTCAACAGCAAAGAAAGTGGGACCCATGAACCAGTGGAGTACCTTAGTGAGACCATCCTTCCTCTCTGGAGTCGCCGAGAGTCCATAGATATGCTTAGGACACATCTTGAAGAGGGACTGACTAAATACCTTCGCACAGATATGGTGGGCTTCATCAACAATTAGGGTTCCCACTGAATCAAAGTCACTGAAGGAGTATTCTTTGAGGGACAGGGACTGGAGCATAGCGATTACAAAGTCACATTCAAGCTCTTTCTTATCCTGTTGAACTATACCTATCGTTGCACCTGGACAAAACTGCTGAATGCGTTCCCGCCATTGGTCTGCTAGGAACTGCTTGTGAACAACAATCATCGTACGATACCCCAACTTACACGCTATGGCCAAGGATACCGTCGTTTTACCGTAGCCGCATGGTAGAGAAAGGACACCATGCCCTGCTTCAATTGCTGCTGCCAATGCTTCATTCTGATGGGTTGCATCTCTGAGCTGTCCAACAAATTTGGCTTTGGATCTAGCTGGTTCGGGTCTTTTATCTTGTGTAGGCTTTCCAAGTTTAGTAGTTCCATAGAATCTTGGAACGCACACTCCATTCTTAGTTGCTCTGAAAACTTTGAAAGGTGGTGGAGGAAATCCATAGTCTCCGTTGACTTGCGGTCTTACGGTAAGTTCTTTTTTAATTTCCTGTAAAGGACCCTCACTCACAAGATATCCGGTTCTAGTGAGCATACTTATTTAAAGTGGTATAAACTTTATACTCTTCATAATCCAAGAGAAACCCGAGTAATTGCCAACATTCCAAACACCCTTAAAGTCTATTTCAACTCCAACTTCATCATCCCTTATAAGAGATTGAATGGGTCTCCCCTTGACCTCACACATCACTCTCCTATATCGGAACGGAACTTTCACTGTCAACACACGACCATCTAAGGGGTCATCTAAGTGTTTATTTTTTACCAACCAGGCTTTGTTGAGTTGCACACGTCTTACGATTTCAGCATAATTTTCAGGAATGACCAAACGAATGTATTTCTTATCGTTGTGGTCATACATGGGTGTATGCACTTTTGCTAGAAACTTCATATGTTTCTGTTACGATATATGAGAATTAAAACTATAAGCACTAAAAGTGTCATTGACATAACTTGTGTGAGGAGGAGGGGATTCAATGGTTCCCGAGTTCCAAAGCATTTATGACTGAGGGACCTAGACACCTCCACAGCCGCCTCAATACTGGAATAAGGTGTGTTTCTAGGAGACATCATACCACACATCGCGACGTTGGGGCACTTACCGAAGAAGGGGAGTTGTCCATAGAGGCTTAAGACCCCCGAGGATTGGGAGAATTGCCAACGCTCTCCATCCCAGTTTGCACCCCAACCAAAACGCATCTCCCTAGGTAAAGGTACGTCAAGTTCACCGAGTATGAGGGTCCTCAACTCTTCTGGTGGTGTTGTGAGAATATCTTCTGTTAAGTCACAAATGAGACACGAAACTGTCTTATCATCCGAAAGAACGACTGGTTGGAGGTTTAATTTTGTTGTCGCGGCAATTTCCAAATCATCCTTAAGTTCTATGGGTTCATCAAAATCTAACAAAAGATTTATACAACCGTAAGTACTCTCACGAACCTTCTTTTCAGCCTCGGGACCCCAGTTGTCTCCCAAAAGTTTTAGGGCTGGACTGTTGTCCAAACACAAAAACAACATTCCATCACCAATTGTAGTTCTATCGGAGAATTCGGCTGTGTATCCATCCTCCATGTACTCAACACTCGTCAACTCTTTTTCAAACTCAAAATCCACCCCAACATCTTCTAGAGCTTTCTGCATAGCGTCACACATTACTTTACCTGAGACCCTCTGTGTATACTGCTTGGAGAGAGCCACGTGATCAAAACTTCTCACAAACTCCCAAGCAGACATGACATCCCAAGTGACACCATCCATGATGAGAGGGAGATGTTCCAGTAGTCTCTGTCCACCTTCACTCAATGGACCTATGGCTTCTTTGAGGGAGACACCCTTGTACTTTTGGGGTTTGGTGAGTACCCTAGAAGATAGGGATGTCAGGGCTCCATAGTCTTTTAGGGACAACGAACGAAACGAGAATCCATATATATCTTTTTGAACGGGTTCAAATATAGCGTTCCATTTGATACCCATTTCCCCGAAGAGACTTTGGGTGTTGACAAACGCTTTATCAAACACTATACGATGTGCATGAAGATCCCTCACTTCTTCCGTGGGCTCCCACCACGATCCACCGGCTGAAGACTTCCTATCATAGATTGTAATATCGTGGTCACCCGACCTGAGTATCTCCCAAGCAAGGGACATTCCACTTGGACCAGCTCCTACTATATGAACTTTCATTCTACTTTTAGCCGATATATAATTTTTACATCATTTTTTTCATTGCATTTGGAATCATTTGTTTAACGGCAGTTGGACTAGCCTCGGAGAGGAGTTCGAGAACACCCAAAATGAGAACAGATTGCTGAACCATGACTACCATCTTAGCCATGGGACTAATGGGGTAGATGTCACCAAAACCAACTGTGGACTGAACGGTGAAGGCAAAGTAGAGATGATCCAAGAAGCCGGATCCTTTATCCAATCCATTAAATTGTTCACCACCCGCCTTGGAGATGGTAAAGTACATGAGTGTGAAAAGTAGGATAGACACGAAATTGAGACTCAGAGTTTTCGCAAGTGCCATTTATAATTTAGAAATATTTTAAATGAATCCATGAGTCTTGCGCTCCTCTGGAGTCTTCACGGCATACATCACAACAAGGAATATAATGGTTGATATGAGAGCATACTCAATATCCTTCGTTGCACTGAATGCGATTAGCATGAGAGATAGAAGACGAAATATTTTATTATCGAATAAACTTCTTAGTCGTTGAGGAATCCGTATCGCGTTACCAGAGAAAAGACCCTGGTAAAGGATAATCAACGAAAATAATACGGGTTGAGATTTAACGAGCATTTCCGCTGGTTTAGTCACGGGTGAAAACAAATTAGCGATTTTTTTCATTTATATATATTAAGAAAATAAAAACATTTATAGAAAGTAGAATGTTATGTGTTGCTCAACATGTACCAATCAAAGAAGTTCCTAGTAGAAGGTTGAAAACATGGAAGTTTGCTGGTAAGTTTCTGTGGAAAAATGCCACTGTACAAAACAAAAAGGAACTTGGTCAATGGACAAAGAGTGAACTCCTTGATCTTGGACCAACATTTGTAAAATTAGGACAAATCGCTTCGACGAGAGGGGATCTTTATCCACCAGAGTTCACAAAAGAGTTGGAATCATTACAAGATGATGTCCCTCCCGTGGAATTCGATACGATTGTAGATTACGATATTTTTAAAGAATTTGACCCTGTACCATTTAAATCTGCGAGTATCGGTCAAGTCCATATGGCTGTACTCCAAAACGGTCAAAAAGTTGTTGTAAAATTAAAACGCCCAGGAATCCTGGATATCATGAAAGAAGATACCGATAACATACGCGATATTGTACACTTCCTCGAGCGCATAGGTATTGACACGGGAAATAGTTCAGGGACGGTTCTCAATGAGTCTATAGAATATCTATTAGGAGAGGCGGACTATAAACAAGAAGTTGATAATGCGATAAAGTTTCAAAAAAGTATGAAAGATATTGATTGGGTAAAAGTTCCGAAAGTCTACAAAAAGTATTCAAACGATGAAATGATAGTCATGGAATACGTCGCGTCAACGAAACTGACTGAGATTACAGACAAGAGAGTGAATAAGAATAAGATATGCGAAGCCCTCATAAACGCATACGTCATCCAAACTATGGATAATGGTCTCTTCCATGCTGACCCACACCCCGGTAACTTGGGATTCTCATCAAAGGGGAAACTTGTGTTTTATGATTTTGGATTACTCATACCACTTTCCGATGAACTTAGGGATGGGTTCACAAAACTATTTGGATTCATAATCACGAGGGATACTGCTGGTATAGTTGACACCCTAGTGAAGTTGGGTGTGATTGTTCCAACATCTTCGGATGTTTCAGATATTGAACTCTTCTTTGAAACTATTTTAGGGTACCTGGAAACCCTAGATGGTTCTGGAATCGTGAAGGATGATCTCGCAACACAGCTTGCTATGGAAAAGCCATTCGTCGTACCCAGTAGTTTCGTATACCTCGCCAAAGCCTTCTCTACAATTGAAGGTATATGTCTCAAACTTGATCCAGACTTTAACTATTTCACATATCTGGAACCCCTCATCCAACAACAAATTATAGAATCTGTGGATGTTGGTGACATATTCATGAAGACGACGGAGATACCCGGGACAATCAGTAAGATAAATACGGCTGTCACCGGACTTCAAAGGTCTAGAGGATCTATGAAACGAACGATGATCAAAACACAACAGGAAATTAGGCTCGTCCAGTACAGCGTGGTGTGCGCTCTATTGGCTGAGAAGTTTGGGGATAATCCACCCCTGGCAATGTTTTTTGTTTTGTGTACCTTATGGTTTACTTTTCGTAAAAGTCAATAGACTTTTTACCACTCTTCTTAGGTTTGTCATCCTTCTTGATCAACTTATTATGTTCCTCGAAGTATCCCTTCAAACGACGCTGTTCATCACGGAAAACATCAGAGAACTTCTCTTTGATCTTATCCACGTCAGTGTCACGTTCCTTTTGGATCTTCTTACTCAATTTCTTAAATCCCTTGTTCTTCTTATCGGCGGCGAATACGGTGAAAGTGTTTGTAATGGCAAGCATTTTACTTTGTATTGTAATGACATTTAATTTTTAAGTTTCTTCATTCTCGCTACGGCGCGAGGACGACGCGCAGCCTCCATTCTAGCACATGCTGTATCTTCATACTTTAATTCAGTGGGAATGTACTTAATAGTATCTTTAGTGTGAGATTTTGGTTTAATCTCACAAGCTGTGTGGGACCCCCTGAATAATTCCGGGTCAAGAGAGTTCTTGTGTACGGGGTTGGTGCAAATTTTGGTGATAGTAGTCATACTCATTTTTATAAAGTACTTATCATTGACATTTTATTTTTAAGCGCTTTAACTTTTCTTGGAATTCCCTATTTTCACCCGGACTCTCGATGGGTTTACCATCGGCAATTGCCTCAATCTCAGGTCCTGTCAACTGCATAGCATTCACCCTAAAATCTTGGAATGCCTCCATAGATAGGGGTACCAAGGGTTGAATCAATTCATAAATGGCTATAGCATAGTCACGGATTTCCTTCTGTGCGTGATGATCCATCCTCAATTGAAGGAAATGCATGAGGTTATGGAGGTCCATCTTCCAGACAAATGAGGTATAGGTAGATTGGGGGAGAACACCACGTGCTTGTTCTCTGCATACACCCTTTTCAAGTAGTTGTTCATACAATTTAAATGCGTGTTTGTACTGTTCAGAAAGAGCTTGATTCAATTCATCATCTAGTTCCACAATACCCTCGGATCCTTGATGATTTACAGCAGACTGTCCACGAAGTACTTCTGGTTCGTAATACTCCTCGTCAACGATAGAATACCGAGCAGACATCTCATTCACCGATGCTGTTCGGTGCCTCAGCCATTGCCGAGCGATGTATAGGGGTGCCTTGATACGAAACTTGAAAACTACGAGTTCTAGTGGTGAAGTATGCCAATTGCGGACAAGGTAACGAATGAGACCACGATCACCACGCGTGGTCTTAGTACCCGTCTGATAACTCACACGGGCACCGTCAACAATAGCCTTATCTAGGTCTTGTTGGGGCATGTGATCCACCAACTCCACAAATCCATGATCCAATACTTTCTTCATTATAACAATCTATCCGTTCTAATCTTTAATAATCACAACTCTCATCGAAAGGTACTTCTCCGCAAAAATCGTACAACTCACAAAGTTTCTCTTGTGACTTTTCAATTTCAACTGTAGTATTATTCATGACATCGATGGCGTTATCGATGAGATCCAAAAATGAATCAAGTTCATCAATTGCTACACGATGATGTTTCCTATTCGTTTTTGAAGAATGCGCTGCAGCCCTAAGACGCTTATTACTCTTGATAATTTTATCAATGTTGGGTTTGTTGGTAGCGGCGGACATTCGGATAGTGAGGCTCATTGTATATACTGTACTCACTTCAATTCCTTAATTTACTTCATGAGGATACCATAAAATCCTGAACGGACGGGTTCACCCGTTTTTATATCGTACACTATAGTTATTTCGTGGTTGATATCTCTATACAGATGCATATTTGTTATGACATGTTTTACCAATTGGGTATCGTAACCAAACTTAATTAAAAACCATACAAAGTCTTCAACTGTTATACCGAGGTATTGAATGAAAAATTGATTATTCATTTTATTGTGGACGCATATATGTTTACAGTTATATTGATTTTGATAGGAATAAAACTTGTCAACGTTTTTATCAAAACCTATTTTTTTCATGTAGTCTCTAAAATTTGTTTTGAATCTCTGAGTTCCGTCTAATACAAAAATACTTTCCGGATCATCTTCATTTTTATACCCATGACCAAAAAATGGATAACCCATATACCCATTGTCGCGAGTGTAGATGTGATCTTCATCTCCTATGACATTTGACGTGTCGTATACATCCGTAGATGTGATCACGATACCTCTATCTTTGAGTAATGGAGATATTCTTGAAGAATCTTTGATGTCATACTGATACTGATACACTTCCCATCTCATATGATCACCCTGCTTTTTACAACCCCACACACTTTTGTTTGGAAATGCACTTAATTTCTGTACTATATCACTCCTATACTTTGCACCGTTCAAGGATTCATATAAAAGTCTTGAGGAAGGTAAAGCATTTTTTAGTTCCCTATCAAAGTGGAACACGTTATACTCAACTTTATAAGATTTTGTTTTAGCCCATTTTGGGACAACTTCATATGGGTGTAGATACGAAGAATTATGGGGAGGGTAGAGGGTTATATACTTTTTACCTTTTAGGACTGATAATATTCCAGCTTTGTCGTCATAATGTAGACCTGTATCATGCTTACCAGCTGAAATCCATAGGTTCACATCAACATCCATGTCTTTGAAGTATTTTGGTTTCACGATATCTTTTTTTACGTGGTCGAGTAGAGGAATATTCGTTTTCTTTTTAGTATTCCCATACCCGGGTAATGTTATGACATAGTTATTGTCTCCATTTATATTCATTTTACCCGGACTCGTTTTATCATTTGAACCATTCCAAAGCATCACAGAATAATTGTAATTGGAAATTTTTTCAATTATCACATCTCTATTTTCTATTTGATCACGTAATACACGGGGTTCATTAAAGGCGTTATAATTATCCAAACACCAAAAGTTTACAGCGATGGACTTTTCACTTCTAATCCAATGCCACCAGTTGGGTGGTATGTATAAGGATTCACCTTCGTTTAGAACGATGTGTTTCGGAGATGTCAACAATAATTCCGGGTACACGAAAAAGTTTTTGTTATTAATCTTACTGAAATGTGCAAAAAAGAAATTATCATCTAGATGTCTTTCACTGTTACTGTTTTGCAACACTCTGTAAAAGTAGAGTGATAACAGTAATACATAAAGTATCATTTAGAATTGTGTATAAATTATTTTGTGTTAATTTCCTTCACCAAATCATCAATATCACGATAGTACCTCTTGAGATCCTTCATAAACCTTTTGTTGTTCTCAAGAACTTCACATTCCACTTTATTGAGATAGATCCATGCCAAGTTTGACTTTGAATACTTTGTCCTCTTTTGATTCTCGTTGGGTTTGCGAGCTACAAGTTTCGTACTCTTTTTCTTTTTTGCTGATGCGGGTGTGACCTCTACTCTGTTCACGAAGCTTAGGGCTTGCATGACAGTGTCTGCTAGGTCATCCTTCTTCTTGGACTTGAGGAAAGTGTCTAACCAGTGTGCATTTACATCATCTTGACGGATAAAAGCTTCACACCTCTCTATGGCAGCCTTCTTTCTCTTATTGTATTGCGCCTTACCGGGTCCCGCGACATCAGGGATCTTGTGACGAGCGTCATATAGTATCGTCTCAGCTTGAGGACACTTAATGATGAAATACGCGTGTAGGAAATGCATCACAGAGACCATCTTCTTGTTACGGTCGGGTTGTTTCTCGATGAGGATTGTCTTGGCTCCGAGGACCCAAGGTCTCTCATCTAAGTGTTTTCGTAGGGATACATAGATACCGTCCTTATGTTCGGGTGGAACACCTGAGACATCCCACTCCCTAACGATATTATTGTGATCCTCATCAAGTAAGCACATAGCCAGATTCCTTATACCAACATCAATACTCAGAATCATTATATAATTCTTTAAATATAGCTTTAACTACGTATACATATTTGGAATATATGTATAGGTGTGGAATTGCTATAAAATTATTTTTAGAACTTACGACTAGCGGCCTTACTCATGTTTCTAGTCGCATTCTGACCAGCTGGTGAGAGTCCCATCACGACAGCGAGGACCACGACCATGCAGCAGCACACAACTGAGGCGATCATAGCATACTTCATAGGGCCGGTTAGACCTTCAAAGAATGAGGTAATAATATCCGCGAGACCCTTGTTCTCCGTCCTTGCAGCTGCATCCGCGGCGGCTTGGAGTTGATTCAAGACATCACTTTGTGCGATGGAATCTGTGAGATTTTTAGTGACTATATTCGCAACAACTTGGGCTGTAATATCTTGGCTATAGTTAATTTCGCCACCTAGGGTGCAATCGTAACCATCGATGGTGTACACACCATCCTGAATGGTCACTTGTTCCGCTACAGCCTCGTTGATATTTTCAGTGACGATGCTATTCTCAATAACATTTTGAACTGCCAGAATAACATTCTGATTCACATTCTGTTTGTCACCAAACTGAAAGTTACCAGCCTCTGTAACCTTATCAACTTGCGCCTGAACTGCAGCTTGCATTTCGGTGGTGATAGCATTCTTAATCGCGGTTGTTTGGTCATTCTCGAGTGTAGAACTTGCACTTGCACTAGCATTAACAGTCTGACTTATGTTGGTTGTACAAGCAACTATATTTCTCAGGTCAATTTGCATACTCTGGATGTTAGCCTGTGCTGCCATAGATGAGTTTGAGTTTATCGTGGTCTGTTCATAGATACTCTTGTTGAGGGCAGACATATCGAAGGTTTGATTGATCGTTTGTGATCCTCCTCCTCCCATGTTATATTGAATTGTACTGAGAAAAAAAAATGTTACTGAAATGTATAATGAAACTTAACCTCAAAAAGATTAAACCCAATCAGGTCATTCTGATTGTGGCTATCATAGCTATCGTGGGTTGGTTGGTAATGCGACCCAGGCGAGTTGAAAAGTTGGAGGGTGATGTCGCAACTTCTTCCGACATCGTCCTTTACGTGGAGGACCGACAAGACCCTAACCCATTCATCGTCTATGGTATGGCTAAGAAGATGACCGATGATGAGTCCAAACTCGAGAAGATCCTGACGCTCGCGACAGAGGGCAAGAAGGCTGAACTTTTGGAACTCGTGAAGACTCTGTAAATAGCGTAAAAATTTGTGTACCCAATTTTATTAAAGTTGACCGGACGTTTAATAAAATCTTAGTAAATAGTAGATTTAAAACATCATGGGAGGAGGAAACCCTTGTGATAACGAAGTGATGAAATACACACCTGGATGTGTGATAGTCGATGTAGCACAGGGTAATCCCACAGCATATAATCCACCTCCACCTCCACCTCCACCTCCACCTCCACCTCCTCCACCAGCCTGTTCTACCTACCAATCGGCTTCGAGTGAATTGGCATTGAGAACTTTCAATCCAAATCAAGAAGGTTCCCGTTGTAGTAACCATTTGACACTATGGTTATCACAGCAGAGAGATACATTCTGTGCAAATGTCGATAATTTCGAAAAGAACCCTGGTGGTACCGACGGTCAGGCTACTTGCATAGAACGGAATGCTGGCACGGCCCTAGCTAGAACATATTGTGGTGTGGGTGATAGGATAAAATCAGCCGCTGCGTGTACGAAGGAGTACGTAGGCCCGGATGCGTGGGTGCAACTCGCGACTACATATTGTATAACTGAAACGGGTGCGGCCGATCCATGGTGTTCATGCTTCAATGTGATGAATGGGGTGTGTGACGATAATTCAAACGCTGCGGGGTGTGCCGCAAAGGCTTTAACATATGATGTCCTAGTTGAGAAAACACCCGATGCTTTTAAAACTGAATGGTCTGGTCGTGAAGCGTGTTATGGTCTAGTGTGCCAGGAAGAAGCGGGTACCTCCAAGTGGATTCTTGAAAATTCAAATCAAAATTGTGCGTCACCCGTTCAGATTTGTGGGTACGATATATCAGCTGAAAACTTAACTGAGTCTACGATCGATGCAAAATGTAATATAGGAGGCAAAGAATACGACCAGGACGGTAACTTAACAAACCCTGGAAATCCCGCTGCAAATTTTGTAGCAGATCTTCCAGTGGGTATAGGTCAGTATATACCCCTCTCCTTTAGTGACATCACTGGGGAAGACACAAACAAAAAGATTGGTGCGGGGGGTTCAGTTGCCTCTTCATGTATTTCATGTGTTTGTATCCTAGTATTGATATTACTTGTAAGTTCAGGTGGTGGTGGTAACTCTGGATCATCTAGGTTCAGACGATGATAAAAATATTCACAACTAGTAGAGTACCATGGCTTTATTACTGGGTGCCGGGTGTGCCTTTGGGTACATAGATTGTGATATTGGTGATAATAATTTATCCGCCGCTCCCATAGAAATTGATCAATGTGAAGAGACTGCCAAACAACTCAAGGAGGAGTACGGCGACGACTATCTCACAAACCGCGAAAAGATGCCTTTAACATCATATGGACTTCAGTACATCAAAAGTATTGGGTGTGAGGACACTTTTAATTGGGATAATTTAGCTGATGAGTTTTGTCAATCCCTCGGCAACTATACGGAACAAATCGGGGGTGGTCAAACATGTGAGGATAGAGATCAGACAAATGTTTTGAGGTCTCAATGGTGTCTCAATGAAGATGGACCCACATATATATCAACTGTGGCGACTGGTATAACATTGGGCACAGCAGCGGAAGATCGTATAAAAAGTGATAGTAGATGTAACAGAGATAAATTGGCAGACAAATACGATGAAACATGGGTAAAGTACTGTCAGGCTAAACCAGATGACCTCCACTGTACATGTTACAATATGAAGAATAACGTGTGTGATACTAACCCGGAAGCAGCTGGGTGTAGATACTATACAATCCTCGAGGAAAATAAGAATGCTTTTAGTACAAAAGAGGAGAGGGCCGAACTTAAAGCTGCGGCTATTGCTGCGGGTAAAGATGAAGATGAAGTAGAAGATCCCGTATCCTACACTACCCTCAAAACTAAAGGACATTGTAGACCTAGGTCGTGTGATAGTGGCTACATTCCACCAAATGTAAAGAGTGACTGTGCAGCCACTTACCCAATATGTGGTAAGGATATAGACATCCGTACAAACACAAATAATAATATCGCGGTCAAATGCAATTATGACCCGGATAGAATACGTACATTCCCAGATTGGTGGTCCGAAGAGAGGGATACGAGTTTCATGGATGCAGCTTTAGCGAGAGCTAGAGCGAGAGCTTTAGTGAGACAACCACCATTTGACAAATGGCCCTTAAATCTTCTCCCGATCACTCGTTACCCTGCAAAGTTTGACTGGGAAGATAAGAATGTTCAGTATCTCACATATGGTGGTGTGGGTTCGGTGTCACTTTGTTCTCTCTGTATGTTCATAATAATGTTAGTTTTTAGTGGTTCTAAGAGAAGATAACACTTAAAGAAAAAATTATTTTTAAACGTATGTGGTGTTGGTGGTGTTGTCACTCCTTCGAGGGAACACCTTTAACTATGCCATACAAATACGATGATCGTAGAAACAAGTTTTACACGGCTGGCAATTACTGTTCATGGAGTTGTGTAAAGTCCCACGCGATAGATAAATATGGCTGTACAATAGGTAGTCGTGTTTGTGGAAACGTAGTGATGATGCGTAAAAAAATGTTTAATCAAATTGGTCCAGTTAAACCTGCACCAAATAGATTCGTTCTAAAAGAATTTGGTGGTGACATGACTATAGAGCAGTTCAGAGAGAATCAAACTAGAGACATAGAGGAGCCTAAGAAGATTGAAAGTGTACCCGTAATAAATAAGGTGATACCCATTATTTCAAACACGAAGCGGATGGATGAAATAAAGAATGCTTCGTCATCTAATAACGCACTAAAACTAAAGAGAAATAAACCACTACAACGAAGCCATAATAACTTGGAATCCGCGTTAGGTCTTATTATCACTCCCAAAACCTAACAATCTCTTTTGTTTAGCAGTCGGTAGTGAATGCGGTAATTCTTCTGATTTTTTGCTATGAACCCATTTAGAACCATCATGTGCTGCCCAGCATATGTCATACCGCTCTATCATTTTCCTGCATAAAACACATGGTAATGATATAGCGTCTCCGTGGACGTTTGCTCTAAATATAATCAAGTGACCATATTTTCGGTGTAGCCATTCGGTAAATTGGTGGGATTTATAACCTTTTTTTAAACACTCGTGGTAAAGCCGACGAATGAGTTGTCTCTCTGCACACATATGATTATTACTTATAAACTCGGGCCCTCTAGACATATAACTTTTTACGGTACAATACTTCATACCACACAATTATTACATGTAGGTCCTGGAAACACAAAAGCACACTTTTCGCACTCGTTAAGTACACTTAGGTTCTTCTTCTTTGGGACAAGTCCTTTAGAAAATCGCTTTAATTCTTTTACTGTATAGATTCCGTACTGTATCATAACCTCCAAAGGAGGAAACTTCATACTACTTCGTTAACAATTCAAATCCTTAATTTGGTTTCATACAGCATGGAAATAACTTCGTGACGGCATCCGATAAGGCCTTATTAGTTTTAATCATGGTAGCAAACCCATCAATAATGGGTGGGACCATTGTTTTGAGAATACTTTCAAACTCTGAATCCTTTTCACCTTCATCAATCTCTTCAATCAAGTGGTACAACACTGCGATTACCAACTTCTTCTTTTGAGGACCCTCAAGCTTCTTGAACTTCATGGTGTTCATCATCAGCCTCGCGACGATTGGAGGGATGTCCTCCTTCTGGAGACCATCACCCAAATATTCCCTCTTGATCTCTTCAACCATTGTGATGACAGCCTTAGCGTCAATCTTACCCGAAAACTTTTCGATAATAGCGTCCATTTTTATTCTTAGTATAGAATAAAAATGGATACAGATAACGTACTCGCTGCGATTGCGTTCGGTGTTGGTTTTATCCAGATGCATCAGGATTTCAAGCGTTCTGATGAAGTTGACGAAACACGGAAAAATGCAGTACTGTTAGGTATCATGGGAAGTTGCTTATGGCTCATATACCAATCTAGGAAGTACGGTATGAACTTTACCGTGGCATATACAGGTGCTGGTCTATTTTTGCAATTGTATATATTAAACAAAATCCTCATCAAGGAGAACAAACAAGTTTAAAGTTTTGTAACATCATATAGGTAGAAATGTCTTCTATTACATGTGCTTCCGTTAAGCCATCCTATCATGTGCATCGTCAATCTAAGTTGACGACTAAGCGTCATACACTTGGACCTGTGAAGATTCGCTCTTCTGTTGAACCCGTTAAGGATATTATAATTGAGTACGAGTCAAAGCCTGAACCATACAACCCCAAGACTCGTTTCGCGGAGGTTCTCAATGGTCGTGCTGCTATGCAGGGTTTCCTTTGGGGTTCTCTAAACTGGATGATGACGGGTGAAAATGTCATTCAGCAGATTGAGGATCCTGGGTATGCTATCGCTGCGACTGGCGTTGTTACTACATTGGCACTCGCGTCTCTGTTCACAGCCGAAAACTTCACCACCGAGAAAATCGGTGCATTCACCCCCGAAGCTGAGCTCAAAAATGGTAGGTTGGCTATGCTTGGATTCACCACCTTATTGGGATTGAGTGCCATGTAACCTAAAAAATCTATTATTTTAATTTTTTCATTCATTGTTAATCTTCCTGTCCTACGTATCACATACGACACGAGCATCATGAGAATATATACATTTACAGCTATAGGTCTCATCCTCTAGTGTACACATTTATAAAGTTTTACCCATCATACTCCCCAGTTTCATCCTCTTAGGCTTCAGCATATAGAATGAAGAGAGGAGGGTGATGGTAAATAGGACAACACTGAACGCGGAATAACCCTTCTCAGCCTCTTTGGCTTCGGGACATTTGAGGGTCCAATTGAGGGCCGCCGCACCACCAATGAGACCCATGAGGGAATAGATGAGAGTGAAAACAGCCGCTTCGTTCTTGACAATCTTCGTGATGAAGAGGGTGAATGGGATAGTGAGGGCGATGGTGAGGGTGGCCGCGAGGTACTTATTGAGATTCTCTTGGACAGACTTACCCTTCATAGCATCACACTTGGAGAACACACTAATACCAACGGACGCGGTGATCATGTATAAAAAACCGAGAAGGAGGATACCACCGATGGTAGCCCACGATACTTCAAGATCAACCTTACCAGAGGCAATCGCCTTGGCATTGTTGTACATCCTGGATGCACGCATAGTAGAAGTAATGTCAGACATGTTTTATTATACTTATAGAAATTAAAACAGATTCAGATATATGAAAATACCTGAAGTTGCATTCATTAAACATTGTCCCGACCTTTCACCTGAAAGAAAAGTATTCCTAGAAGAACATCTCAAGGAGAGGGTACCTATCAAAGATATTCGTTGGATTGAGGACTATAACCATGACCATCTATTTGTACAATGGCTCAATGTTAAGTTAAAACTTCCATACGGTCCAAAATTGACGAGTAATTTCGTAAAAACAATTATATGTATGAAGCAAATGGTGGATGAAAAAATTGAATCTGCTTTTCACATTGATGACGACGTTGCATTTTACGGAGATTGGGATAAAATCCTAGAAAGTATTCCTGATGAAGTTGAAAAGAACGGTTACATAAACATGGGTACGTCACCATTTTTCAATCTTCAACCAAAACTCCGTGAAGTGTATCAAATACCAAACAATGGGGGTATGGAGGTTTTTTGGAATTCATTAGAATTTGCGAGTGGATTTCTTTCTAATTTGAATATGCACGAGGCAATTGATATTGTTATTCATGGTATGATGATGTCATCTCAAAGACCTATACTAAATATTCCAATTGCCCATCAAACGTCAAATATTGAGAAAGCGAGTATACTTGACCATGAAACGAGAAAACCTTCAAATTGGATGGCATATGTTAACAACTACAAGAATTTGGATAAGGTTGATATCAATAAACTTTTTGAGGATTTCAAACAGTTTGAAGAAAAGAAAAAAAAGGTTGAAGAAAAGTTTTACGAACTCTACGGAAAGAAAGTGGATATCAAGAATGTAAAATACATTCTAAATGATGATGAAGATCATCGTGTAAACATTTTGGATTTCAACTTAATTGAAGACAAAATGAATGTTTGATCTTCCATATGCTCCTGCGCTGTAGCCAAATGTTGACAGGTCGGTGAGATCTTGATTACCTGCGGTGATATATAACTCTTTACATTTTGAAAGTAAGAACCAATCAATGTAGCACGCGAGTCTTTGTTCCCTCGTGACATCATAGTTCTTGAGTGTGTCACACTTATACGTGAGTACAATGTCATGCTCAAGAGTTACAATCTTATCTGGAAAGCGCTTCTTAAACATATCCTTTATTTCACGACTGTCACTCGCTAAGAATATGGGACCATCACTTTTTTCTACAATCTCTACAAACTTATCAAGGGCGCTGTCCTTCGCAAAGTAAGCCTTCTTAATATCACCATTTTCGTCTCTCCCGTGACAACCTATATCCTTAGAATCTCTAGAACATGCCCCACGACGGATGTGCATACCATACTTCAAACCGTGTGGAAACCATTGTATACGGTTATCAATGATACTCTGTAGTTCTTTTGTAGGCTTTATAATTTTAGCGAGATTTGAATGAACTTGATGAAAGTATGTGGGATTGATCGCTATACGTGATTCAAATTTATATTCATTTGGATTATCGGTAATTTCAAAACCATGGAACTCAACACCCCTATCAACGTCTAAGAGACTCTTGTAGACCCTTGGATTGGGGGACCTATGTACTAAATCAGATAAACATAGAGCGACATTACCCCATCCCATTGAATCTGGGAGGTAGAATGTCATTATATGGTTATGATTGATGTATTCTTTAATCATTTAGGAACTTGATGAGATCTTCTCTGCCCTTCTTTTGTGACCACCCCAATCCCTTTAATTTTTTTGCACAGATATGGTACCTGGAATCATTAAACGGGCGGTCATCAACGTATGTGATCCACTCATCGTAATCTTCGGTACCCAAAATGGTTTTT